TTTGTTACCACAGCAGAAAACAAAAAGAACTACGCAGTCGCAGTTGCTGACTGGAACTATGGCCCTGAAATGCCAACTAATGAAACTGGCGCAAACAAGGAGTTCTACGCTGGGCTGGCAGAGGCCATGCAGTGCGATGAGAAGGACGCAAGGCGCAAGCACTGCTCAAATTGCGAATACTACGATAACAGCTTTATGACCCAAGTGCGGATTGAGCGCATCCCTATGGCGACTTATGACAAGGGCGCAGGGTTCAGGGGTCACTGTGAGAAGCTGAACTTCATTTGCAACGATATGCGGGTTTGCCAGGCTTGGGAAGACAGAGAGATGGACGATTGACCTTTTGGCAATTTGTGCGAAAATCAAGCCGCTGAGTTCTGGCATCCAGCGGCCTTCCCTGTAAAGGAGTTTTGGATGACCGATGGACTCAGAGAGAACCTGACTAAGGTTTTTATGCTGCCTACGCCTGCCGTAGAGTGGCTGCTCATGGTCTTTGACGCTATCCAAGTCTTTGATGATGTTGCCGATGGCGACCCAGTAGCACGGGAAGCCCTGAATGCGACCATCTGGAACACCTTTGTGGGTATGCACCAGAACGCTTTTTTCATTACCAACAGCCACCATCTAGTGCCTTTGCTGGCTACTGCCATTCTCAAGTGGCAGGCATCGGATGCAATAGAGCGAGATGGTCAGGCAGATGCAAAATCATTTGTTTGGCGAGCTGGATATTACGATTTGATTTTAATGACCCTCTCGCTAGTGCATGGGGCTGGATACGCCACCAAGCACGGTCATCATGTGATGGCTTTATACGGCGAGAAATTTGAAGATTACATGAAGGAGTTCGGCAATGCCTGATCCAGTTACGGGAGTTACCGCAGCCGCAACAATCATCGGAAGCTCGATGCAAGCTGATGCTGCCGGAAGCGCAGCAGAAGCCCAATCAGGTGCAGCGCGAGCTGGCATTGATGAGCAGCGCCGACAGTTTGACTTTATTCAAAACTTGCTGAAGCCTTATACAGAGGCGGGTGTTCCTGCTCTTGAGGCGCAGCAAGCGTTTCTTGGTTTGCGAGGGCCAGAAGCTGAACGAGCTGCCATCGAGCGTATTAGCGGCGGCCAGCGTTTCCAAGAACTAACCCGTCAGGGTGAAGAGGCTTTGCTTCAAAGAGCATCAGCCACTGGTGGGCTTCGTGGCGGCAATGTTCAAGCAGCACTTGCTCAGTTCAGGCCACAGGTGCTGAATCAACTTATTGAGGAGCAGTATGGGCGCTTGGGCGGCATGACCACATTAGGACAACGCTCTGCGGCTGGTGTCGGTGATATTGGATTTAAGACAGGCGAGAACGTAGCAACATTGATGGGTCAAGAAGGCGCAGCGATGGCCCGTGGTGACATTGCACAAGCTAAAGCCTTTGCCCCGATATTTAACTTGCCCGGCCAGTTTATGGGCGGTTCTCGCGGTGGTTTTGGTAGTAATTATGGCGGCGGTCAAAGCGGAATGTATAGCGACCCCACAATGATTCCAATGCAACCTGGCGGCGGGTTTTAAGGACTGATTATGGCAATAGGACAACCCCCAACAGTCGATTACAACATTGACGTACAAACCCCGTTTCAGGCGGCGGTACAAGGCTTGCAGTTTGCAGCAGGCCGTGAAACTCTTGAGGCTGCAAGAACTCAGCGTGATGTTGAAGCTCAAACAAGGCAGACGGCGCTAGCGCAGCAGCAACAGTTTCAGACTGGGCTAAATACCTTTTTTAGGAAGCCACCTGCCGAGCGTAACTTTGACGAATTAAGCCAATTAATGATTGGCGCAAACAAACAGCAATTTGATGCTCTTAAAAACATCGGTGACACGATGAGCACTGAGCGAAAAGAGGCATCACAAAAGTTTGTGGCGCAAGGTTTGTTGGCGCTTGAGGCTAAACCCGAATTATTCCAAACTATGGTTACGGAACGAATTTCGGCTGAAACTGACCCAAACCAAAAACGTGCACTTGAAACAGTGCAGCAGATTGCACAGACCGACCCAAAAAGGGCGGGCATGTTGCTTGAAGAACTTGGAGCTGCAACTTTTGGTAAGAATTGGTATGAGGGTATCACTTCAGCAAGAGCTGAGCGCAGAACTGAAGCAGAAGCACCATTTAAATTGAGTCAAGCCATTGCGGTGGCAGACAAAGCTATTGCAGATGCAACAACAGCGCTGGCGACTGCCACTAACGCGCCAGAAAAAGCGGCTGCAGAGTCGCTGCTGGCTCGGGCAAATGCAGACAAAGCCAATATTGAAGCTAAGTATGCAGAAGGTGTAGCCAAAGACGCAATCTTAAAGCGTGCTGCTGATCTTGGCTTGACAAACGCTCAGAGAGGCTCAGCGTTAGCTCAGACAAACAAACTTGGCATTGAAAGTAAAAAAGCTGCACTTGAATTGGAAGCACTCAAAGCAACTGGTGGAGTTGACCCTGCAAAAAAATTCGATCAGGAAGATAAACTGCGCAAAGAATACCAAGGCCGCACAAAGGTGTATGGTGAACTGGGCAGCACATTTAACAACATTCAATCATCAGCAAATGCAAACACAGGCCCGGGCGATATTGCTTTGATTACTGGATTCATGAAAATGCTTGATCCAGGCTCAGTGGTGCGCGAGACGGAATTTGCAACTGCAAGAGATACGGCTGGACTATTTGAAAATCTTAGAAACCAGGCGCAAAAATTAAAAAGCGGTCAACTTTTTTCATTAGATTCAAAACAACGTAAAGAGTATGTCGATCTAGCCAAGCAATATCTGGATTCTGCACAGAAAAAAGCAGGCGAAGACAAAAAAGCCCTTGGTGTGGTGGTCAAGAACTACAAACTTAATGCAGACAACGTGTTTGGCCCTGAGGCAGCAGCGCCAGCAACACCATCACCAAATAGTGTGATAGTTAACGGTCAGACTTTTAATCGCCCTGCAACCTTTACTGATGCCCAATGGAGCGCATACAAGCAATCGGTGGGGGTAGCGCCATGAGTCCAGAAGAATGGCTGGCATCACAGACTAGTCAGGCTGCACCAGCAGCTTCTGGGTCAGAACCTGTACGCATACAGGCTAGTGGCGTTCCCATTTTTGCAGAAAGTGCAAAAGCAAGCACGATTACACCGCCAGAGGGTTTCCAATTATTGTCGGTAAAATTGGCAGATGTAAAGCCATCTGGTTCTTATTACGATGAATCATTGAACGCTTGGTTAACTCCCGCAGTTCCTATGCGTGCAGCAACAGCACCAGTTGCTGCGCCAATGTCACCTGAGGAATGGGCAGCATCACAGATAAAACCAGCAGAAACAACGCTGCAAGGTATCACAGGAGCAATCACCCGTGGTATTGCTCCAATTGCAGCAGGGGCAACAATTGGAGCGGCTGCAGGCCTGCCATTGGCCGGTGTTGGCGCAATTCCAGGCGCAATTGCAGGAGCAGGCGCAGCCGGTCTTGCTATGACAGTTGGCGATCCCATTGTTAGCTCTATCAATAGTTTGCTTGGAACCAAGTACACATTGCCAACTCAGGCAATGGAAGACTTACTTACGCGCCTTGGAGTTGCGGAAGCGAAGACGCAAGCCGAGCGTATTGTTCAAACAACCGCAGCAGGCGCAGCAGGAGCTGGTGGCATGGCGGCAGCAGGTCAAGCCATACAAACCGCAGCAGGCGCAGTAGCCCCTGTGACGCGTGAAGTCGGCCGGATGCTAGCAGCACAACCTGCAGCACAAATTGCAGGCGGCGCAGGAGCAGGATTAGCTGGACAAACGGCAAAGGAAATGGGCGCTGGCCCAGTTGGTCAGATTCTAGCAAGCATTACAGGCGGTGTAGCTGGTGCAAAAATGGCTGGAACAAAAATCCAATCATTGCCAGCACAGCTTCCGTCAGACATAGCAGATGCACAACGTGCAGGCATTACATTAATGACCACCGATGTAGTTCCTCCCCGCACATTTGCATCTAAGTGGGTGCAAACTGTGGGTGAGCGAATCCCTTTAGCGGGTACTGGCGGCGTGCGTCAGACTCAACAAGCTGAGCGAATTGAAGCTGTCCGCAATGTGCTGCGAGATTTTGGTGCAGACGATGCAGCCCGAGCATCAGACGATGTAATGAAAGACTTGGCAACCAAACGAGGCTCTGACCTGTCCAAATATGCTGGAGCAAAAACAGAAGTTATTGAGCGTCTTGGACAAACTGGCGTAGTGCCAATGACCAAGACGGTACAAGCGATTGAAGATCAGATTACAAAATTGCAAGGTCTAAAAACTCAAGAGGTTACACCAATCATTGAGAGACTGACAGACTGGAAAGCGGCATTACAGGGTCAGAATCTGGTCAATGTCGAAACATTGCGCAAACAAATTGGAGAAAGTTTTAAAGCTCCTGAATTGGCATCAGTCCGTGGTATTGGTGAAAAAGCCTTGTCCAGTATCTACAAGCCACTCAAGCAAGACATGGAATCGTTTATTACGCAAGTTGGTCAACGCCGTGATGTAACGAAGTGGAAAGTGGCAGACAAGCGCCTAGCTAATCTAGCTGGAGAACTTGACATGGGCACATTAAAATCAGTGCTCAAGCGTGGTGACGCAACGCCAGAAGTCATTGGCAACATGCTTTTCAGCAAGAAACCAAGCGAAGTCAGTCAGCTTTATGCAAGCCTTACACCAGCAGGACGAGAAAGCGCTAGAGCTGCAATTCTTGCTCGTGCAGCAGAAAAAGCAACCGCAGAAGTAGCCGAAGGAACCGTAATATCACCAGACAGGTTTGCTAATGAAGTAAAACGTCTTGGTACATCCATTGGAGTGTTTTTTAATGGTGATGACCTTAAACAGATAGAAGGACTCACCAGAGTTCTTAACATTACCAAACGAGCATCTGAGGCAGCAGCAGCACCGCCAACAGGCGTTCAAACCGCAATCCCAGTCGGTGCTGCGGCATTGTCCAGTTTCTTTGGTGGTGGCTTGCCAGGGTTTATTGCAACGCTTGGTGCTGCTGGTGGAGTTGGTGTGGCTGCTCGTATTTACGAATCAGCACCAATCCGCAATCTACTGATTAAAATACCACAGACAGTCTCAGGAAGCCCAGAGGAAGCTGCATTACTTAAGCGTCTAACCGCTGTTATTCAGCAGCAGCAACAGGCACAATCCACTCAGGAGAATAAATAAATGACAGCACTATCAGTAGAACCACCCTACCCAGCGTTTGCGGATGCTGATGGACAGCCGCTTGAGGATGGTTACATTTTCATTGGCACAGTCAACCTGAACCCAATCACTAACCCGA